TCGTCGGCTACACTTGGGCAGTGCCTGAGAAGTACGCACACATCGACTTCACGCCCCCCAAGGGCGCACAAGAAGCCGCCGCTCGCGCTCTCCGCAAGCGTGCCGAGGCGCCCCCCTCACAGCGTGGGATGACGCCTGTAGGCTTGGCTCGCGCTCGTGACCTGTCGGCAGGTCGTAAGCTCTCCCCTGATACTCTGCGTCGCATGCTTGCCTACTTCACGCGCCACGAGATCGACAAGCAGGGCTCGACTTGGGATGACTATGGCCCAGGTCGACAGGCTTGGGATGGTTGGGGCGGTGACGCTGGATATGCGTGGGCTCGAAAGGTGGTCGGTCAGATGAACGCTGCTGATGAGAAGGTGACGACCCTACGCGCCTACGGTGAGGCGGTGCAGATGGCATCGACCGCCACCTATGACATCCCCGAGGGGCTGACCCTCGGCAAACCATTTAAGACGCTCGCCATCGGACAGGTCAGCGCGCGCCTCAGCGGTGAGACGCTAGGGGAGGTTGACGCCTCCCTCTGCGCGGAGCTCCTGCGCGTCTATCGTGAGCGGCGTCTTGAGGACCCTGTGATCATCGATTGGCAGCATGCGTCATCACCGTTCAATCCTGGCACACCTGCTCCTCCTGATGTTGGTGGCGCTCTCGGTCTCGTTGTTGATCTTGAGATGCGCGCCGATGGTCTTTACGCGACCCCTGCCTACAACGAGCGCGGGCTCAAGGTGGTGCAGGATGCAGGCGGTGTCCTGTGGTCCTCGCCCGAGTATGTCACGGGCAACATCTTTAGCCGTGACGGCGGCAAGAAGGTCGGGAGCGCGCAGCTCCTCGCAATCACTCTCACCCCTCGCCCTGCTCAGAGCAACGCCTCAATCGACAGGGTCACACTCAAGGAGACGCTACAGATGGACAACATCGCCGAGATGTCGCCCGAAGATCTCAAGGCCGCGCTCGTCGCCAAAGACGCGATGGTCAAAGAGCTTGAGCAGAAGATCGCCGATATGCAGGCACAGGCCGAGGCCTCCCTCAAGGCAGAGATGCCCGTCGAGGAGATGAAGCCTGAGATGCCCGAGGAGGAGGAGGAGAAGCCAGCCGTGGTCGTTGTCGATGGCGAGTACAAGAACAAGCCGAAGATGATGAGCGAGGCGACCCTCATGTCTGAGATCAACGCCCTCCGCGCCACCAACAAGCAGCTGTCCGAGAAGCTCGCCGCCATCGATGCGGAGAAGCGCGCCATCGAGCGTCGTGAGGCTGTGACCGCTCTCCTGCGTGAGGGCAAGGTCAGTCCCGCAGAGCAGGCGGCGGTCGAGGCAGCGTTCGATGCCAAGACCACTCAGCCCATCTTCTGGAAGATGTTCAGCGAGCGCCCTGCCAACAGCGCGGTCCCCCTCAACGAGGTGGGTCATGGCGCGTCTGGTCAGGAGCTCACGCGCGCGTCTCTCGCAGAGCAGGTCAAGGCGCTCGCCGCTGAGAAGCACATCAGCTTCAGCGAGGCGCTCAACCTCTTCCGCACCACCAACCCCGATCAATACCTCGCAGTCTACGGAGCCTAACCATGGAGCTTCAGAACATCGTCAAGTCCTTCGTCTGTGCCTCGGCTGTGACCGAGTTCGCCATCGTCGCCATCGACTCCAACGGCAAGGTCGCTGTGGCCACCGACGCTACCTCTCCTGCTGTCGTGGGCGTGGCCCAGCGTGCGGCGTCTGCGGGTCAGACCGTTGAGGTGTGCGTGTTCGGTCTCACTCGCGTCATCGCTGGTGGCTCGCTGACCTTCGTCACCACGCCTCTCCTCGCTGTCACCACCGCAGGCAAGGTCAAGAGCGGTCTGACCGCTGGCGACTATGCCGTGGCGCGCGTGCTCCCCAACATCAATCAGACGAGCGCCGCCGCCAACGCGCAGCTCCTCGCCTTCTTCTTCGGTCCCGTGACCGTCAACGCCTAAGGAGTCCTAGATGGCCAGCTCATATAGCAATCTCCATCCCGTAGACCAGATCCTCAGCTCGCTTGTCGTCGAGGCGGTGCCCTCAGACAGCCAGCTCATCGCTGACAAGCTCTTTGAGTCGGTCAAGATCCCTGAGCGCTCAGGCACTCTCCTCATCGAGCAGACGCGCAACTTCATGGGCGCAGGCGCAGGTCTCGACCTCGAGCGCGCTCCTGGCGCTGACCGTGTCTCCATCGGTGGTTTCGACCGCTCCTCGACGACCTTCAAGGCGCTCATCTACAGCGCCAAGGACTCCATCGCGATGGAGGACATCATCGACTCTCAGTATCCTGGGAGCGAGGAGCAGCGCATCGCCAAGAAGGTCGCTCGCGTGATGAAGCTCGCCAAGGAGAAGCGCGCCGCTGACCTCCTGTTCGGCACCTCCAACTTCAGCAACAACACCTCCACCTCTGCGTTCGGTGGCAAGTTCAACGCGAGCGGTGCGGAGCCTCTGAGCTACCTGCATCAGCTCAAGGACACGGTGTTCGCCGCCGCTCATGGCATCAACCCCGACACGCTTGTGATGGGTCGGGACCTGTTCCGCGCCCTCGCTCGCAACCCCGAGGTCCGTGGCTATGTCGGCACCGCTTCCGCAGGTATCGCCTCGGGCAACCTGATCCTCAGCGACGCCGCTGTGAAGCAGGTCCTCGCTGATGTGCTCGGCATCCCCAACATCCATGTCGGCGAGGCGCGCGTTGACTCCGCTGTGCCTGGTGCCTCCTCCTCTGAGGGCTACATCTGGACCGGTGACAGCCTGTTCATGGGTATCCTCAAGGGCTCAGACGCCATCGTTCAGAAGGGCGGCAACGTCAAGGGGATGCCCGTGGCCGCGCTCAACTTCGAGTTTGGTGGCATGGTGGCGGGTCAGTATGACGACCTCGGCAAGATCCGCCGTTATGTCTACGCTGAGGAGTGCCACCTCTTTAAGGGCATCGACAGCACCCTCGGCTACATCCTCACCGACTGCCTCTAAGATGACCTGCGCGTGTGGCTCCTCCGTTCATCTGCTTGCAGAAGGTGACAGCGCCGACAAGGTGGCAGTCGCTGATCTGAGCGCACAAGCAAAAGAGCAGAGTGGGCCACGCGCAGAACTGACCAAGGCGAAGGTGAAGGAGCTGCGCGCAGAGATAACGGCAGCGGATGTGATGGCGCGCGCACTGGGACAAAGCAGGCAGAGCCTCCTCGATGTGTTGGAGACCGCTCTGTCAATGACCTCACCCGAGGCGCTTCTCGCGATGCCGAGAGACACCCTCGCGGACTTTGTGCTTCAAGCAGGCTTCGGCTTGACCATCGATGATTTCATCGAGCAGTCTGACCGAGTGGCCGCCGCCGCGCTTGAAGCGATCCAAGTCTTGGAACCAACCGCAACCACCGCATCAGTCCAAGCACAGCTCGATAGCTTTCGCGTGGCGGCGGTCGACTCCGTGTTTCAAGATGTCATCATTCCCGACACCACCAAAGCCATCAGAGAGGCGCTTCAAGGCATGTCCCTAGGCGTACCCCTCAAGGCGTCAATGAGCGCGCTATCGGCTCAACTAGAGCGCTCTGAGGGGCGTCAACTGACCGAGGTCAAGACCAAGATCGCCAGCTATGGTCGACAGGTCACAGCGGCTGTCGGTGAGTCAGCAGGGCTCGACCTGTACCTGTACACAGGCCCACGCGATGGCATCACGCGCAGGTTCTGCAAGCCTCTCATCAACAAGGTGGTGACCGAGGCGCAGATGGCGCGCCTCGACAACGGGCAGGGGCTGCCTGTGAAACTATCTGGTGGTGGCTACAACTGCCGCCATTCATGGAGCCCTGTGTCGCAGGGCTTCGTCGACGCGGCGGGGCTGACGATGGCTGACGCCGCCGACATCGCCAAAGCCAACTCAGGAGCATGAGCATGAGAAAAGCAGTCACAGGTGAGACTCATCGGCTTGATTGGATGGCTCCTGGACCGTTGACCACTGCGCCCACGGCGCGCTTCAAGGAGGAGGGGCAGACATCCTCCATCACGCTCACGCAGACGCGCGCAGATGTGTCCGTGTCAGCTATCGCCGCTGACCGCAGGACTCTCACCGTGGCGTCTCAAGCATCGGGCTTGCAGGCTGATCAGGCGCGCGCCTTCCTCATCACCGCAGGGGACTCGATTTACCCTGTGGTGCTGACTCGCTTAGTGGGGACCACCGCCATCCTCGCGGAGCCCCTGCCTCGCGAGATTGATCTAGGAGCATCAGCCACGCTCACCTTCGCGTTGTGGTATGGCACAGTCCCCTCATGGGTCACTGCGACCTCTGCGACCTATGCGATGGAGGTTGCCTACTCCATAGACCGAGGGCAGGGCGCGGAGCTGCGCGTCGACCGAGACCTGTTCAAGGTGACGCCTCGACCCTTCAGCACAGGTCTCGACCATGAGGCGCTTGTGGGCATGTTCCCTCAGCTGGCTGACATGATACCTCGACGCCAGAGCGACCTTGAGCCTCAGATCGGCGCCGCGCTAGAGGAGGTGGTGCTGGCTCTGCGTGATCATCTCAAGGATGTGGAGCTGACTGAGGATGAGGTGTTCAACGGGCATGCGTTCAAGAACGCACACGCCTACGCCACCGCCGCGCGCGTCTATGAGAGCGCCCTCCAACTCGATACAGCCACAGCCATGCGTGAGCGCTATCAAGAGATGTTGAAGCTCGCCCTGCGCCTCGTGGCGATAGACAAGGATGGTGATGGTATCGTTGACGAGGGCGACCTCGACAACGCTCAAACGGGTGGCTCTGCGCGTGACCTGCGCGCCTCGTGGGCGACCTACACCAAGAGCGCCAATGACACCTTCTTCTCTCCCTCCCGAGGGATGAGGCACTAGGAGTCACACATGCCCATCAGAGCCAAGATCAACCTCAACCTGCCAGCGGTCTTGTGGACCACACAGCAGAGCGCCGCGCTCGCCTCCAATGTTGTCGCCTCGATCAAGATGAGAACGAGCGATGGCTTGGACACTGACGACAAGCCGTTCAAGCCATACAGCAAGCGCCCCATCTACATCGCCTATCAAGGCGCGCGCCTCAAGCCGAAGGGCGGTCGTGAGTCACGCACAGGGCGCTCAATGTACTTCGCTGGGGGCTACCACGAGTACAAGGAGAAGTCGCGCAAGCATGGCGCGGGCTCCTCTGCTCTCGTTGACCTGGTGGCCTCGGGCATCCTCATGAACAACCTAGTCGTGTTGCATGCTGATGCGCAGCGCTTCGTCATCGGTCTCACTCAGCATGTCCGCAACTATGGCTACGCCGTCAATCAAGCGCGCCCCTACCTCGGGCTGTCGGCTCGACAGGTGGACATCGTGGTCAAGGCGGTCGAGTACGACCTCATCGCCAACATGAGGAGGGGCAAGTGAGCCAAGGTATCTTCGCCGCCTGCGCCAAGCTGGAGACGATGGTGGAGGCCATCACTCCCAAGACCGACATTCACCACGGCTTCACCGCTATCAACGCCCGCACAGGTGGGCGTGTCGCGCCCCTCGAAGCACGACAGCACACCAATCGCTCCTTCGAGTTCCGCTTCAACGGCTTCTCCATCGATGACGGCGCCGCCGCTCTCTCAGGTCGCAGACGCGCGCCGATGATCCTGCGCGTCAAGTATGAGGTGCCAGCCGAGGAGCACTACCTTGAGCGCCTCATCAACGAGGATGCAGCGCTTCTCCTGCTCGCGCTGAAGGGTCCCAACTATGACCTAGCCACGAGCGGCATCATCTCGTTGATCCCAGGTGCGCCCACCGCTGAACCGATGGTCGACCCCACCACCGAGGCGACCTTCATCATCTTGTCCTTCCCCTTCGATCTTCTCTATCTGGAGGCTTAAACATGGGCGTCACTCATCGCTCCCTCTCAGTCGCGGTCGAGAGCTCCTTCGGCTCGCTCTCTGCCTCGACAGGTCTGCCCGATGTGTCGGGTCTCACTTATGTCTCGATCCCCTGCGAGCGTGACCCCATTGTCATCTATGGCGATGTGGTGGTCAGCGAGCGCAACGACGCGCGTGATGGCTCGTTCGGCATCGCTCCTGAGCCTGACACCGTGTGGAGCGCAGGCTCGCGTGTGCGTCGTCGCACAGGTCAGGTCCAGCTTCGCATTGACCTCACGACCATCGGCGCGGCGGCTGATACCTACGCTGCCAACTACCTCGGCTACCTCCTCGGGGCGGGCTTCCTCACCAATGTCTCGACGATGAAGTCTGACACGGTGAGCGCCATCACCAATGTCAACACCTTCACGCCCACCACGACCTCCACCAACTACTCCGTGGGAGGTCTCATCGGTGCCTCGTTGAGCGGTCGCGCAGAGTACAGCGCCGTGACCGATAGCGATGTGTCAGGCGATGTCACCGTAAGCCCTGCGTTCTCATCAGCGTTCACAGGCACACCAACCATCCGTGGCATGCAGACCTGGTTCCCAGGCTCGCGCACGCTGACGGGCGACCGCACTCACTCTCTGACCTTCCGCGTCGATGGCGTGGGCTTCCGCTCGTTCGCCTATGGTTGCGTGTTGGAGAGCATCGCGCTGAGTCTCGACAACGGGCGCGTCATGGCTGACATGACCTATCAGTCCGCGCTCATCCAAGACGATCACGGCAACGCTGTTGGGCCTATCGAGCCCACCTACAACAGCGGAGCGCCCGCCTCCTTCCGTGGCTCCTATGTCGTGGTGAGCTCCACTGCGCCTCAGACCGCAGGGACCGCGACCACGGGTGACACGCTGGCGCGCACCGCGCTCGATGTGGAGGGCTTCAGCCTGACCATCACCAACACGCTCACGCCCGTCGGTCACTCCAACTCCATCCTCGCGATGAAGGACATGGAGATCAGCGATGTCGCGGTGGAACTCTCCCTCACTGTGAGCGACCCCAACACCACCATCAACAGCGACTTCTTCAACAGAACATCGCGTCAGGTGTTAGTGGGTTGTGGTCCCATCGGTGATGGTCTTGGCGCCGCGTTCATGCTGCCTGCGGCTTACCTCACCGCTGACCCCTCGAAGTACGATGTGAGCGGGAACGACATCACTCGTCAGACCCTGACCTATGCGGCGGGGCGCTTCGCAGGTGATGTCAGCAACAGTGGCGCAGGCAACTCTCCCGTTCGCATCGCTCTCGGAGTCTAACCTATGGCGCTCTCCTTCATGCCCTCCTCCTCGATGACGCTCGATGTCGTCGTGACCTGTGACCCTGCGGTCAACGCAACGCCAGAGCAGGCCGAGCGCTACCTCGACACGGGTGACATCAAGGTCTTGGATCCGCATGCAGGAGCGACCATCTTCACACTCAAAGCTCTGAGCGCCATCGAGCGTGAGGAGGCTGAGGTGCGCGCAGGTGCCTACACTCGCTCTGAGCTTGGGCGTCACCTGTGGATCAAGGAGCCTATCCCCCCCGAGGCGCGCGCGCAGTGGCACCACGCCCTCGCCCTCGATGAGCGCGAGGCGCTTGGGGAGTACAAGGCGTATCTCAATCGGGTCTTTGTAGAGATGGTGAAGTCTGCTCTGACAGCCGTTGACGGTGTGGGCGTGTCTGCCCAGAGTGGGTCTCATCCTCTTGAGCTCATCCGCCCCGAGTCTCATCGGGTGCAGGTCATCGCTGAACTGGTGCGTCATGTTCAGCGCATGAGTCTGTTGAGCCCGTCGGGAAAATAGCACTTGCCGCCGCTGTGTGGCTCTCACATAGCGGCGGCAGGGCTTGGAGCTGTGCTCAGTGTGAGGCCAAGCCTGCGCTTCGGCGCCTGCGTGGCAACTGTGGCGGAGCCTTCAGAGAGGGGTTGCCACAAGCACAGCGCGATGAGCTTGGTCTGTTCGTGCCTGGCTATCGCGTGGCACCCGATAGCGGTGCCTCGTTCAGCGACTTGCAGATCCGCTCCTGCCCTGTCGCAGACGCGAACAGATTAGCGTCTGTGGTGCATGCTTACTCTCGACATAGGGCAGGGCTCGCTTCACTATCAGACGCATTCCCAAGCCCCTCCTGCGCGATTGTAGAAGCGTTTGATGTGCTACACTCCGCCACAGAGGACATGATCGCTCGACAGCGAGAGCAAGCGCTCAAGGAGAGTCAACATGGCTGAGAACCAAGTACAGATAGAGGTCGAGCTAGTAGGTCAAAAGGAGGTCGGGCAGGGGCTTGAGAAGATCACCAAGGGCGCCGAGGGGGTTGGGAACACCTTCAAGAGCGTCGGTGATGTGGTGGGCAAGACCAATCAACAGCTTGGCGAGGGGCTATCGAGTGTGAGTGACGCACTCGGTGAGACAATCGGCGCCGTCGATGGGATCAAAGAGGCGTTTGGGGCTCTTGGTCAGGGTGGTTCGATGAGCTTGTTGGGCTTGCTTGGTCCAGTCAGCTTGGTTGTGACGGCTCTAGGTGCTGCATATGAGGCGTTTCGTCAGCTGAGTGGAGCAGCACAAGAAGCCGAGGACAACGCGGAGTCGATGGCGGCCGCCGCCAATGACCTCGAAAGCAAGTTGGAGGCTCTCGCTGAGAAGGGCGCGCTCCCTGCGACAGAGGCATTGGGCAAGTTTACGCGCATGACGCTCGATGCGCAGTTCGCCAAGGAGAAGCTGATCAAGCAGTATGAGCGATTGACGCGCGCCTATGTCGCCGAGCAGTCAGCCGTCAAGGAGACAGCGCGCCTTCAGGCTGAACTCAATCGTTTGATGGAGGACTCTCAAGCGGCGGGCGCTCGACTCGTGTCTGTCGGCGCTGACTTGGTCAAAGCGAGGAGGCGTGAGGAGGCGGCCACCGAGAAACTGCAAAGACGATTGGTCCAACTGCGCGAGACCCAGGAGGCGGTGAGCGTGCAGATGGAGCAAGCCGCCAAGATGGAGCTCGCCTTCGAGGAGAACTCATATGATGTGGCACTTGCCAAGGCGAAAGAACTAGCAGAGCGCAAGAAGTCGCTCGATCTCATGGCTGTTGAAGCACAGGCAGTCGATGAGGAGGTTGATGCACTGCGCGCTCTGGCAGTGGAGGAGGAGGCGCGCGCCCTCGCTCTCAAGATCAAACAGGCTGAGGACGCCAAGAACCTCAGTCAGATACTCGCCATCCGTGACGAGCTGACTCGATTGATCGATGTTGAGCACAAGGAGACCGAGGCACTGACCGCACAGGCCAAGGCAGAGAAGATCGTCGAGGATGCGCGCGCCAAGAGACGCGAGAAGATGAAGCAAGACGCGACTCAGCGCCAAGCTGACGCGAAGGCTGTCGCCGCTGAAGCCACACAGCGCCAAGCGCTTCTCAGCCAGAGCATACTCCTCGACATACAGCTCACCGCCGAGGGCGACGCGCAGAAGTATCGCATGGCGGCGGAGCGCTATCGCCTCGGGCTTGAGCTTGCTAAAGACGATGCGATGAAGCGCGCAGTGGTCGAGAAGGGCTACTTCTTGGAGATCAAGAAGCTCGACCAAGAGCGCGCCACGCGCGAGGCACAGCAGGCAGAGGAGCGAGTACGCAAGGCGCGCGAGGCACAGAAGGCGATCATCGATGCAGAGATTGAGCGCCAGCAGTTCGACCTCGAGCACCGACAGATCAGAGAGGGCGACCTCGCCGCCGAGACACAGAAGCAGCTCGACGCGCTGGGTCTGCGCTACGCCCAAGAGATCATCATGGCCGAGGGCAATCAGGAGCGCATCACCGAGTTGACGCGCAGGGCGAACATCGAGCGCACAGAGATTGAGCGCGCCCAGGTCGTCAAGCGCGCAGAGATGGTCAACAGCGCTCTTGATCAATATGGCAAGGGCTTCGCTCAAGCGGCGGCGGCGGCGCTCCTCACAAGCAAGAGCATGGGTGAGGCGTTCAAGGCTGTACTCGATGGCTTGGCGATGGAGGCGACAGTGGAGGCACTGATGGAGACAGCCAAGGGGACCGCCGCGCTGTTCCTCAATCCAGCGGCGGCGGCGACTCACTTCAAGGCGGCCGCCATCTTTGGGGGAGCTGCTGTCGCGGCTGGTGGGTTGTCGGCTGCTCTGCCTAAAGGAGGTGGAGGAGGCACCAACAAGGCAGAGCCAACCTCACCGAGCGGTCTGCCTCAGACCTCATCTGCACCGACACGCGAGACCGCGCAGTCATCGCAGATCGTCTACAATGTCAACTTCGGTGGGGCTGTGGTCTATGACACCAAGCGCGCCGCAGAGATGGCTTTGACTCAACGCATAGACCGCCGTCGCGGTGAGATGAGAGGAGCGCGCTGATGCCTGTTCATGACCCCTCCCCCAACTTCGCTCTGCTGACCTCGTTCGATGCGCGTCAGTGGAGCAATGTGACCGTCTTTGAGCAGCTGGGCTACCCTGTCACCATGCCCACCTTCCAAGCGGGCCAAGGCGTCTATGAGGATGCGCTGTTCTTCCTCAATGGCAGGTCGAGCAAGGTGACACTGTCCACGCTCGTCGGGGCGCTCGCCAACTTCGGGAGCGATTGGCAGGTGTCGCTCAACGCTGATGACCTGCTTGTCATCAGCAACGCCTCGAGCGCGTTCACCATCGCGCCCATCGGTGATGATCTGTTCGGTTGGGGCTCGCAGTCCTCGACCCTCGTGAGCGGTCGTCATCGCGTCACCGCCTCCCTCGATTGGGAGAGGGGTATCTACAACGGCGCGCGCTTCACGCTGACGAGCGGAGCGACCTCGTTCAACGCTCCATACTCCGCGACCAGCTATCGCCCACGGCAAGATGTGCTCACGCTCCTGCGCGCCCGTGGTGTGACGAGTGATGCCGATGAGCTCTACTCAACAACATGCCTTGAGGCGCTCCACGAAGCCGCGTTGGGCTCCACCTCATCAACGGTGTTCTGGGTGGTCAACGCTGATGGCCATGTTGAGGCGTACTACCCCGCGCTCAACGGTGCGATCACTTGGCTCTCGACCTCGTTCCGAGATCGTCTAGGCTTCAGTGGCTCGGAGGTGGCGGAGACCACCTCCACCGACTATCGCAAGATCACAGCAGACCGACCGCTCCCAGGTGCGCTGTTCCCCTCGCGCCCCTATCAGGCGCACTTCTACTCGACCGAGACGATGAGCACCGCGCGGAGGCTCCTCGGCGGTGGGTACACATCAAACTTCTTGGGCTCGTATGTGACGAGCAACCTCACCTTTGACCTCGACGCGCTCCTTGATCAGAAGGACCTCTATCGTCACTTCACTGAGGGCTTCCTGCCCTACTGCGGAGAGGGGGAGCGCATCAACTTCTATCAAGGGTGGGGCGACTCGCGACGCGCACTTAGAGAGGGCTTGGTGACATCTTCTCAGCCAGCCTATGACATCCTATACACCACCGAGAAC